ATAGTATTTTAAAAAATGCAATCTCTAAAGAAATGGCAGATTTTTGTTACGCTTATTTTTTAAATAAAAGAAAAGTTTCTAGATTTTTATTTGATCAAAGATACATATCTCCATTTACAGAGTATTTTGGTACATGGGCAGATGAACAAGTTCCTAATACATATTCTCATTACAGTGATTTAGTAATGGAAACTTTATTACAAAAAGTAAGACCTGTTATGGAAAAACATACAGGATTAAAATTATCAGAAACTTATTCTTATGCAAGAATATATAAACCAGGTGATGTATTAGCTCGTCATAAAGACAGGTACTCTTGTGAAATATCTACGACATTAAATTTAGGTGGAGATAACTGGCCAATATATTTAGATCCAACAGGCAACAAGGGTCAAGCGGGAATTAAAGTTAACTTAAATCCTGGAGACATGTTAATATATTCTGGTTGTGATTTAGAACATTGGAGAGAAGAGTTTACTGGTAAGCATTGTGGACAAGTATTTTTACACTATAACAAAGCTAATTCAAAAATGGCAAAAGAAAACGAATTTGATAAACGTCCTTTTTTAGGGTTGCCAGCTTGGTTTAAAGGCTTTAAATTACCTAAATAATATTGTACAATAATAATTTGGCGGGAGATTCCACCACACCATCTCCTGCCTAATTATTATAGGTTTTTTATATGTTACAAAAAGTAAAATTTGCACCTGGGTTTAATAAACAAGTTACATCAACTGGTGGCGAAAGCCAATGGGTTAATGGTGATAATGTTCGTTTTAGATATGGTTCTCCAGAAAAAATAGGTGGTTGGTCACAGTTAGGATCGGTTGATATTACAGGTCGTAATACAGCTGTTCATCACTTCATAAATACGTCGGGTATCAAATATGCTGTGCTTGGAACTAATAGAATTTTATATGCTTATTCAGGTGGTGTTTTTTATGATATACACCCTATTAAATCTACAACAACTTTATCAAGTGCATTTACAACAACTAACGGTTCAGCTGTTGTAACTTTAACTTTTTCTTCTGCTCATAATATAAATAAATTTGATATTATATTATTAGATAATTTTTCAGGAATAACTAATTCTAATTTTAATTCACAAAATTTTGATGATAATAAATTTATGGTTACGTCAATACCATCATCTACAACTTTAACAATAAATGTTGGATCAAATGAATCAGGATCAGGAGGAACTACATCTGGTGGTATTAGAGTTAGACATTACTATCCTGTTGGACCAGCAGTAGAAGTTGCATCTACTGGATTTGGACTTGGTCCTTGGAGTGGTTTTAAAACAGGACAATTTACATCTACTCTTTCAGCAGACATTAATACATCTGTTACAAGTTTAAGTATGGCTAGTTCATCTTCGTTTCCATCTTCTGGTACAGTTTTAATAGACAATGAATTAATTACTTATACAGGTAATAGCGGAAATACTTTAACAGGTTTAACAAGAGGGGCTTCAGGAACCACTGCTGCCTCACATTCATCTGGTGACACGGTAACTGATGCATCTGAATTTTTTGCATGGAACGCTGCAGCATCAGGTGACGTAATAACAGCACCAGGGTTATGGTCATTAGATAACTTTGGTAATAAACTTATTGCAACAATTAATGGAGGTGAAAGTTTTGAATGGGACTCAAATCCTACAGGAGCAAACAACACAAGAGCAACTATTATAACAGGAGCGCCGACAGCATCTGCATTTAGTTTAGTATCCACACCCGATAGACACTTAATCTTTTTTGGAACAGAAACAACAATAGGAACTAAATCTACACAAGATCCTATGTTTATAAGATTCTCTTCTCAAGAAGATATTAATACATATACACCATCAGCAACAAACACAGCAGGTACGCAAAGACTTTCAGACGGATCTAAACTTGTTGGAGCTATTAGAGGTCGTGATGCAATTTACATATGGACTGATACTGCATTATTTATTATGCGTTTTGTTGGTCCACCATTTACTTTCTCATTTCAACAAGTTGGTACAAACTGTGGATTAATTGGACAGAACGCAGCTGTTGAAGTTGACGGTGCAGCTTATTGGATGTCGGAGAATGGTTTCTTTAGATACACTGGTAAATTAGAATCACTGCCTTGTTTAGTAGAGGATCATGTATTTGACGATATTAATACAATTCCTAAACAACATATTAATGCAGGTCTTAATAATTTGTTTGGTGAAGTTATGTGGTTCTATCCTAACTCAGGTTCAGGGACAGTAAATAGAATGGTGGCTTATAATTATCTAGACTCAAGTCCCGAGCGACCGGTATGGACAACAGGCACATTAGCTAGAACTGCATGGCAAGATTCAGCTGTGTTTGGTAAACCACATGCAACAGAATATGATTCAAGTGGCACAACTGCGGTAACAGATACTAATTATGTTTTTGGTAATAGTGATGGTACATCAACATATTATGAACATGAAACAGGATTAAACCAAGTAAAAGAAGGTCAGACAACTGCAATCACTGCAAATATAGAATCAGGAGACTTTGATATAGGTCAACAAGGTTTGGCTGGTGATGGTGAGTTTATGATGAAAATAAGAAGAGTGATACCAGACTTTTTATCTCAAACAGGTGATGCAAGAATAACATTAAATTTAAGAGACTTTCCAAATGATACTGCAGCTAGTTCTACATTAGGTCCGTTTACTGTAACCAGTGGTACACAAAAAATAGATACACGAGCTAGAGCTAGATCAATATCATTAAAAATAGATAACACTAGCACAAGTCAATTTTGGAAACTTGGAACATTTAGAATAGATTATCAACCAGATGGTAGAAGATAATGGCTAGAATAGTACAATCTTTAACACAACCTGCAAAAAATTATGATCAACAAATTCAACAATCTTTTGTAAGAGATGTTGATAGTATTGTGCAAAAATTAAATACTACTTATCAACAAGATTTAAAAGACGAATCAGAGGCGGAGGCTTTTTTCTTTGGCTAATTCATTCGTAAATAAAAAAGTAGATTTAACAACTACATCAGCTACAACACTATACACAGTGCCTTCGGCTACTACAGCTATAATTAAATCTATATTAGTATCAGAGGATTCTGGAAATGCAGATACTATAACAGTAACCATTACAGATACTAGTGATAATGTCTTTAGTCTTTTTAAAACTAAAGCTATATCAGCCAATGCCACAACAGAATTATTATCAGCCCCTTTAGTATTAGAGGAAAGTGAAATACTAAAAGTGACTGCAGCAACAGCTAATAGACTACATGTAGTCCTTTCGGCCCTACAATCTAAGCCAAGAGAGGTTACAACATAGTCTTGATTTACTTGTAAAAAACGAGTAATAATATAAATTCAGGTGTAATTCCTGCCTAAGTATAATATAAAACAATTGACATAAATATGATTAATAGAGCAAAAATGCCAAGACAAATGTACGGACTAGGTAGTCTAGTTCGTAAACTTATACCAAATGAATTAGCAAATATTGCAAGTAAAGCTGCACCATTTGTTGCTATGATTCCGGGTCAACAAGGAACAGCGGCATTAATGAGAGGTATTGGTAGATACGATAAAAGAGGTAATTTAGGTGATGCAATTAAACAAGGCGCATTAACTTTTGTTGGTGGTAATTTGTTTAATCAAGCTTTAGTTTCAGGTGGATTAAGAAATCCTGATGCTAGTGGTATTGGAGAATTTTTTAATGAAGAAACTAGAGGAAGAATTGGTGGTTTGTTTGAAAAGAAACAAGTAAAAGATACAGGATTAAATGTAGGAAAAGGTGGCGGTGCCGATATGTCTACTGTACCAACAGATAATAAAATAATCGGAGCAATAAAAAAAACCATTAAAAAACTACCAGATGGAGTTGTAGCACAATTAACAGCTGGTGGTATTACAGCAGGAGCATCTTTATTAGCAAGTTATTTTCAAGGAGATTTTAGAGAACAAGAACCTGGTGAAACTATGGAAGAGTATTTAGCTGAAAGAAAAAAATATGTAGGAACACAAATGAGAACTTACATGGATAATTATTTTGCAAATGACCCAGAATATTCAGCATTAGATGATGCAGGCAGAAATATGTTTGTAGCCAGATACAATTTACAAATAGGTGGTATGCCAACAGGTATCATGAGAACAAATAAAGCAGGAGTCATGGAACGAGACTATAGAGATAAAGGTGGTTTTGTACCTGTAGGTGTAAAAGAAAAAGCAGATGACGTACCAGCTATGTTATCTAAAAACGAGTTTGTAATGACGGCTAACGCTGTTCGAGGAGCTGGTGGTGGTAACATTGAAAAAGGAGCACAAAGGATGTATGATACAATGAAAAAATTAGAAAATAGGGTAGCTTAATGGAGTTTGGAAGTTTTAAAGATTTTATTGAAAGCACAAACGATAGTGAGTTAATGGATCTATACGTAGATTTTTTAGACACAGGAGATTTTTCACCATTAGAAAAAAGACTAAAAGAAAAAGGATATCAACCTGGAGAGTATGCTCAAGGTGGTAGAGTTAAATATGCAGAAGGAACAGATAATATGAAAATGGCTGGTTATATAGATCCTATGTCAGAAAAAAATGACATGGCTATGGAATTGTTTGGTAAACAATTAAAAGATTTAACAGAGTCAGAATTAGAATTATTAGATGAAGAGATTGATAGATTAAGATCTAAGTTTTTGGCTGATGGCGGTAGAGTATCAAAACAAACTGGCGGTATAACAGAGACAAGACAATTGCCTCCAGAGTTTTTAGAAGCAGCGCAAAAAACATTTTTAGCAGATCTTACAAGACAAGCTGGACTACCAACTGTTACAACTGCAACAACACAACAACCTGGTGAAACTGCAGAACAGTTTGCAGCAAGACAAGCACAGGCACAGCAGTTTGGTATTACAAGAGCTGGTATGGCAGAAGTTGCACCACAAGTTGCAGCTGAAACAGCACTACAACAAGAAGCTAGAGGTTTAGCAAGTGGTCTTGGATCTTTTCAACCATTTTTAACAAAAGCTACAACAGCTGCAGATGCAGCAACAGCACTAACTGGAACAGGTGCAGGCACAGGTGCAGGATCTATTGCATCGTATCAATCGCCGTATCAACAACAAGTTATAGATGCAACGTTAACAGAATTTGATAGACAAGCTCAGATAAGACAAAACCAACAAGCAGCAGCAACACTTGGTATACCAGGTGCATTTGGTGGTGGCCGTGAAGGTGTACAATTAGCTGAGTATCAGGCATCAAGTGACAGGAATCGGGCGGCTATACAATCTAATTTATTACAACAAGGTTTTCAACAAGCACAAGCAGCAAGGCAACAAGATCTTGCAAATCAACAAGCAATAGCTAATCAACAAAGAGGACTCGGTGCAGCAGCTCAAGACTTTAGTAGAGCACAGATATCTGGTCTTGGCACATTAGGTGCAGCACAGCAAGCACAAAACCAAGCAATACTAGATGCACAAAGACAAGCAGCGCAAATGGCAGTTGATGATCCAAGAAGAAGGTTAGGATTATTAGGAACTGGTATTACGTCAATAACACCAGGAGCAGGTGGAGTAACATTACAAGATGCACCAATGGCAGCTCAAGCTAGTCCATTATCACAAGCATTAGGTTTTGGATTGATGGGTGCTGATATATACGGAAGAATTTTTAGACCAACAGGATCATAATGAGTAGAACTTTAAAAAGACCAATGTTTAGAAGAGGTGGGTCCACTAATGATGGTATTATGTCTGGACTTACTGATAGAAAAAAATTATCTACTGGCACTGGTCTTGATGTAGATAGAGCAAGATTAGAATCAAAAGCAATACGAGATATATTTGATGAGTTAGCACCTATACCAGAAACAAAATTACCACTTGGTGCAGTAGGTGCTTCTTTAGTAAGCGGTGCACCTATAAAAGATGCATTAACTGTCGGTTATGCAGATTTTATAAAAAGAGATGATGCAAGAAGAGCAGCAGCTAGAAAAAGGGAACAGGCAGCTGTATCAACAGCGTTAGGATCTCAATTATCTGGAAAAGGTCAAGGCAAAATTGCAGTTGAAAAAATGATAGATCTTTCAATTGCAGCTGGAGAGTTTCCAAATACTAAAGAAGGTAGAAATGCAGCGTTTAAAAAATATAGTAGAAGTGCAGGAGATATAACTAGAGCATCAACAGAGCAAAAAATAATGGATAGGTTTAAAACTTTTTATGCAGGAACAGGTGGAACTGAAGGAGAAGCAATATATGATGTATTAAAAGACGAAGGTCTTCTTAAAATAGAAGGTACAGACTTTGGTAAAAAAGATTTAACAATTAGAGCAGATAAAGAAGATATTACAGATAATGAAAATTTTGGACCTGGTGATGGATTTGTAGATGTAGGCAGTGGTAAATTATACGTATTAAAACCAGGTGGCAACAAAGATGATTTTACATCAAACAGTTACGAGATAATAGATTTAAAGAGTTTATATTAGGAGGTTAGATGGCTAAAGAAATAGATACATTTGGCTACTTTGACCTTACTCCACAAGAACAAAGTTCAGAAACAAGTGCAATCACGGCAGCAATGGCAGGTATCGCATCAGGTGTAATAAAAGTGCCTGAAGGTGTTATATCACTTGGTGCAGAGTTAATAGATCTAGGTTTTGATACAGATCTTGCTGCTAAAGTAGAAACAGCATTTGATAAAATAAATGTATTTGAAGAAATAGCTGATGACAGAGCTATTGGTAAATTAACAGAAACAATAATACAGATAGGTGTTCCAGGTGGTATAGGTTTTAAGTTAGCGAGTGCAGCTGTTAAAGCAAAGAAAGCAGGTAACTATATGAATGCAGCAGGTATGAATTTACAAAAAGCTGCAAAGAAAGCAAACGATTATAATAAAACATTAGGTAGAAAAAAATTTTTAGCTGGCATGGCTGGTGGCGCTGCAGGTGAAGCTTTTGTTGCAAATGTAGAGGAGATAGGAAGTTTTGGTGATGTGTTTGAAGCTGGACCCACACAACTAGAAGAAACCACTGATGAAGGTGGCAAAGAAGACGCTGGTAGAAAATTAATGAACAGACTTAAGTTTGGCGCAGAAAGTCCGGTTACTTTATTGGCTGGTTATGGTGCAGGTAAAGCAATCAAAGCAGCTGTGCAACGTGGTAGAAGATTAGAGTTTAGTAATTCTAAATTAGATCAATATTTTAACAAAGTATTTTCTGCATTACGGGCAAGAGGTGCAAAACCTCAAGAAATATTTGAAAGTAAAATGGCAGAAAAAGGTGCAACTATGGCTGATACCAATAGATCTATGGAGTTAGTTAAAAATATAGATAGACAAGTTGATAGTATCTTTCCTATGTTTAAAGGTTCTTTTGATAAATCAAAAACAAAAACAAAAGCAGAAATATATAAAACATTAAATGATGTTTTATTTTCTGACAATATAGGTCAAGATATTTCTAAAACTAATGTTACAAAAATTACAAAATTTTTAAAAGACAAAGGAGCTAAAGGTGATGCAATTAATGAAATATTTAAATCATTAAATGGCGCAAGGCAGACTTTTACTCAATTAATAAATGCATCTTCTAATGCACCTAAAGATGTAAAAACATTACAATCTTTGATGGGTAGTAGAGTAAAAGATTATCTTGGTAACACTTATAGAATATTTGAAGATAAATCTATTTTACCATACATGAGATATGCACCAACGGAAGAAGCTATTAAAAATACACAAAAATTTTTTAAAGATTATGCAGCTAAAAATGGTAAAAAACTTACAGATTTTCAAGCAGAAACTATGGTTAGCACTGTTGTTAAAACAGCACAAAAACAAAAATCACCGCCAGGTTTACCTTTTAAATATGTTGATGATACAGCTGCAAATGAAGGACCAGAATTAGATAAATTTTTTAAAAATATATTAACTGATCAAATTAAACCAGAACGTATTCTTGCTGAAACAAAAGGCAAAGACAAAGCTACTATACAAGCTTTATTTGGTAAAATGGAAGATCCTAGATTTTCTATTTATAACAGCATGACAAAACTATCTGCTATCGCTAGAAAAAATGAATTGTTTGAAAGACTTGCTAAACAAGATGATGCTGTTAAAAAAACAGTTACTAAAAATACACCAGCAGGTGCTAGGGGTTTTTTCTTTGATGATCCATTAGAGGCATCAGCAGCTTTACCTAATCAAGATATAGTAGAATTAGATAAGTATTTATTGCCATTTTTTAAGGATGAGTTTACTGTTAATCCTCTACAAGGTAAGTTTACATCTAAAGCAATAGCTGAAGGATTAGGTGATTCATCAAAAGCACTGCAATTTTTATTTGAACCAAGACCAGGAGCTACAGGTGTAGAAAAAAGTTTAACATGGGGCTATCGTAACTTAGTTTTATTTCCAAAAGCACTATCACAAGTTGCAAAGACAATACTTGCACCAGTCACACACTTTAGAAATTTGTTTTCTGCAACAGGATTTTCTGCAGCAAACGGTATATTTTTTGAAAACCCTGCAGTTGTAGCAAGAGCATTTGGTGATGCTTTTGCACCGTTACAAACAGGTGCACCTATAAAAAGATTTTTAGGTAAAGCAACTGGTGTAGGTTTTGATGAAGCGGCTGCTAATGCAAGATATAGAAAACTATTAGATCTTGGTGTTGTAAATTCACAAGTACAACTTGGTGATGTAAAAAATCTTTTACGTGATGTTAGGTTTGGTG